GTGTACAAGATGGTTCCTGTCAACTATCGCGTAGAATATCAAAAGGATGGATCAGTCCACTATAACATCGTAGAAAAAAAGGAATCAACAGAATAAATGGAGGTCATGTTTGTATTACTGTTGTACATGAACGACAATTTAAAAGAATGGATGGGCCACTGGGAGAACCCCAGCACTGGTCAGTGGGTTGAAATGGGGATGTCTGGATGTCTAAGTATGAAACGTACTCTGAAAAGAAATGGTTGGAAAGACACGGCATCCGGGAAGACTCGATTCACTTGCGAGAAGCGTACAGTAGAATTAAAGACGAACAAAGAAGGGAACATTGTAGTAGCGAAAGTATTATGAGTCATTTAAGGGATATAAATTTATCATGGGCGAGACATCTTCGTTTTGCGTTAGGGCTTGCTTCAAAGCTATTTCGTTTATCCTTGACTGCTGTGGTACATGGAATATTTCCATTTATCTTTATATCCAAAGTGTCTGATAAGATACATAAACTAAACGAGGAACTATCCTGATGGAACAATTACTAGCAAGACTAGCCGAATTAAAGGCTGAAGGTGATGCGATCATGCAACAGCTTATGGCGGCTGGTATGCCTCCTGAGCAGATTATGGCGGCTGTAGAAGGTGGTGGTCAACAGATGCCACAGACCCCTCCACCCGGAATGAATATCCCCGGAATGGGCGCGCGCCCCGGTCCTGATCTACCCCCTCCGATGCCGCAGGGTGGTCCTCCGATGAATGGTCAGATACCACCGGGTTTACTTGGTGTTAGGTGACGATAACAGAATCAGCGGTTTGGGCTGAAATTTACTTTTTAAAATGACAGATGACGAAAAACAGGATATACTCAATCGGATAGCTGAAACCTATATAGAGCCAAGAGAAAAGGCTCTACAGGCTCAGGGTGCTGCTGCATTGGGTTTTGGTGAGGTTCTGATATCCATGTTGACCGGGCTTGTATCCGGCGCTAGAGGGCTACCATGGGAAGTTGGAGCCATGGCAACCGGCAGACCTACTGGTAAAGAGATGGCAGAGAAGTACGGTCTTGAGCAGTCAGATGGATATGGCTTTATGAAGGCCGCTGAGTCTGGCTACTCTCCAAGAACCTATGAGGGTAAGGCTGCTGCGGAAATGCTAATGCCTGTAGCCGGTGCAATAGATAAAGGGATTAGATGGGCTGCTGGAGTACCACCATACTTAACAGGGTGGATGCCGGGTGACTGGCCCAAAACATCCCATGCTGCTGAACAGGTTACTTATGGATATCTTAACTTAATTAACCCAGCAAAGCTCATTAGGGGTTTAAACAATCTAAGGAAGGGCGGTCCAAATCGTCTAATGGGTTCTGATGTATATCTAACAAGAATGCAGAGGGCCGGTAAGACAGGCCTAACAATACCATGGTATAGGGGTGGAAAAGGATTCCAACTAGCCAAGATGGTCCCAGAAGCTATAACCTCTAAGTTTCTTAACCTTAACCCAAAGAATGCTTATCTATCTGAGGTGTTTAACATAAAACCTCTTATAGCTAGAGAGTTTAAGCGTCTTGAAGAGGTTATGGCTAAAGAGACAAGCGGTAGTAAGGAGTGGAATAGAGCTTATAATGAGTATTTGAATGAGGCCGCTAAGGCAATACTCAATATTAAGTCAACGGACCCGACAAGTCCTATAATAAAGAATCTTGAACAGTCCCTAGAGGGTCATGTATTCCCCACATCCTTTGAGGGTGGCTATATGGATATAGTTAATCAGCCGCAAATACTGTCTGATTTGACCCAATCCACGCTTCCTACGGAAATGCTGGACCACATTATTCCCATATTGAAGGCCCACACCAAGGAAGGAATTGAGTCATTATGGGTAACTAAGCCATTAATGCCAGCTAGTGGACACGCTGTAAGGGCATCAGCCGCTGGGTCTAGAGTAGAAGGTGGGATTCAGATAAACCCGCTTAAAATGGTAGACAGGGCGTGGGAGTCTATCTGGACAAGAAACCCTGACGCAGTAATAACGAAAGATTTGTTATTGCAGGAGATGCGCGACATCAATGCTAAGGGTAATAAAAATACTGCTCCACTGGATGTTGATCTAGCGGAAAGGAGAATCAGGGAAACAGATAATTACATCAGCGTAGGACCACACTCCTCGCTGACCCCAGACCGACTTCTGGCTCATATGAACCATACCAGGGTATTTGACAAAGGTACAGGAAAAGGTGTACAATGGAATACGGACTGGTATAGGCAGGGTAGTGGATCAGAGTTTATAGACAGTGTGTTAGAATTCGGAAGCAAGAAACTACCTGTTGTTATAGACATAACTAATATGTCCATACCTAAAGTGGCAAAAGCTGGTGACGTTGATTTTAATGTAGTCCCGGTAGGTCAGCTTCTACCCAAAATGAAAAAGGGCGAGAAGAGACACGAACTAATTATAGACGAGATCAACGCCATGATGAATACAAGAGACTACGGATGGATGTGGAAAAGAGGAGCGGAAACCGGCTCCTACCCTGCTCTCCGTGGCGGAACATTAGGCGCACAGCTTGAAGAGGAACCTTTCTAATGGCATGGTCAGATGAATTTGACGAAGAAGACGCAGCAACAGCAGCGGCAGCAAATATAGGTAATGCCTCTAATGAGGTTAATCCATCTAATACCGGCTTTATGTCAATGTTATCTCAAGGTATAGAAAAGATGGTAAATGCTTCTATGCTTGGTCAAACTGCTAAACTCCTAAATAAAATAGCCCCGTCTACTGAGTCTAATATGACCAATAAAGAAAGATGGATGTCTGGCGGAGCGCAGGGATTTTTTAAGAATGAAGATGGGTCATGGAATACTACTAATCCATTTAAGAATGATGCGATGCGAAAACACAAAATGGTTAGTATTTTAGGTGATGAGTATCCTATGGGACCACCTGTCCAAGTAGATGATACGACACCCTTTATGCTTGAACACTTTTCAAGGCCGGAACTGAATCCAGAAATGGTTGCTGATAGGCAGAGGCTATATAGTTTATATATGCAATATAGGAACATAAATCCAACACTAGCCCAAACATACCTAGATCAGTATCGAAATATAGAATCTCAATACGCGTAGAATACGGATAATATCATGGGGAGAGAACTAGCACCTGATGCCGAAATAATGGAATTGGAATTTCTCAGAAGGGAGATTGACAATAGAATAAATGAACTCAGAAGGGGTGGTGTTCCTATGGGTGCTAGACCCGGTATGGGTCAGAATGTTGGTCCTGATAGACCTCCTATGCAGCAACCTATGGGATTACTTGCGTAATGACTCTTGAGGAGATTCAGGCGAGGTTATATAGCAGTACAGGTATTACTCCTGTTAAATCTGGCATTGGTTTTGGGAAGTCAGCAGTAAGGGATGAGAATATAGCGCGTTTAGCCTCTTATGAGGGATATACTGCGTTAGATAAACTAGCTATGGATGCTATGAAACAGGGGTATAATGTAGAAGACCCCACTAAAACAATGACAGGATTATTAGGGGTTCTTTCTCCGAATTTATCATTCGCATCTCAAGATGCAGCAGCTCCTAGAATTGCTACGAAAGTGGCGATGGATACTGGAATAATTCCTAAAACAGAAGAAACGAATATCCCCGGTATTATTGCACTGTTAGCTGGTAGCTATACAGATAGAATAAATGATTACTTACAGAACTTCCAAGACTTGCCGGATATAAGGCAAGCCATTGAAAATATTGATGAAGAAGATAAATTACCACCGGGCATTACAATTGGATCACCATCTTGAGAACAGCTAAACAAGAAACATTTATCGAGCAGTATTGCCTACACGGTAATGCCGCTAAAGCTGCGTCCACCGCTGGTTACTCCCATCCTAAGCAACGGGGCCATGAGCTAAAGAACCAGTTCGAGACTCAGATCGAGGAGCGCACCAAGAAGATGATAATGGATTGCGTACCCGGTGCCTTAACCCAGCTTAAAACCCTCTCTGAAGGCGCTGAGAGCGAGTCTGTGCGACTTGGAGCGGTAAAGGATATACTGGACAGGGCTGGCCTTAAACCCACTGAGAAGGTCAAAACAGAAATTTCCCATGTGGAGACTGCATCTACTGATGAGTTGAAAAGAGAACTGGAGGCTCTAACAGGGTCTAGCTCCATATCGGAAATACCTGATCTGGTGAACTGATACGCCATGACTCCAGAAGAGGTAGAATTATCTAGAAAATTAAGACTAGAGAATGTATCTTTAAAGGATATAGCTAAACAGCTTAATACATCAGAATCTACTATATCGAGAGCAACCTCTGATCTTAGCACGAAAAAGGCAAGAAGATTATGGACTCAAGATGAGTATATTAGGTTAGAGGGGTTAGTAAATCAGTTAAAGAAAAAGGGTAACTGGCCCCCCAAGGGTGGATTAAGTTATTTGGGGAAGACAATAGTAAATGTGGGTGAGGCGGCTAGACACCCGACAGGGGTTAGAAAGGCGATGGAAGAGTTGGGCCTCGATGTGAGTTGGGTACAAATGGGTCAATCAACAGCGGAACATAAAATAGCAAAACAAAAGCTAAAGAAATTAATTAATAGTCCTGATTATCCGAAAGATTTAGACGAGATAGGTGAGTTAATAGGTATTGATAATCGACCTACTTTAAGTAGATGGATAAGAGCATTAGGGGTAGAACCAAGAGACTGGCCTAGTGGTAATATAAAATGGTCAGATGCTAAGTGGGCTAAGTGGGAAGCGGATAAATTAGCCGAGCTAGAAGGAAATCTTCCACCAGAAAAAATACATGGTCAAAAGGGTGATGTATCTTTTACAGAAAAATTTAATTCTGCTACAGAAGCTAATAAAAAAAGGTATTTAGATGCTATAAAAAACCACGATGATATTCCATTAGAGGGGGAAAAATATTCGGAATATTATAGAGCTAGGATGAATATAAATGAGAGACATCTTCGGCTACAGAATATAATAAGGGCTGATAATCTTTCTTCATTAGATGATCTATCACCAGAGGAAATAGAGAAGGTAATACAGGGAAGGGGTTACCATAATTATAGAAACCTAGTGAGAAGGGCTGAAGTATATGGGTACGATACAGTAGAGTTACCTGATGGCAGTAGATCAAATGATGTAAAAGATATAATTAAAAGTACCAAACAGAGGATAGGAACCACATTATTTGCTAGTGCGGATGATTTGGAAAAGATAAAAGAAATGGCTGTCCAAGCCGTTAGGGAGCAAGTAGAGGGATATTTAAAAACCGGGGAAGTTCCCCCAATACGGCACATGGGGCATATTGTTCCATACGGAAGCCCTATCGTTCTTAATCCCGGAACTGAATTCGAAACCATGCATGGTGGTTGGGTTGACTCACCAATAAAGAAAGATGCTATCGTTGGTGGTGTGGGTACTACGACAGTGGGGAATTTGGAGTTACAAGAGGGTTTTGATAATCGGTCTCAGAAAAATGTTCTTACGCCAGCTCAGCAAGAAGAGGTAAATGAGGCTCATAGAAAGTGGATGAAGTCCAAAGGGTATGGTTTCGCTTTGCCTTGGGGGTTAGGAGCTGCGTTGACAGTCGGATCGTCTATGCTTCCCGGCGTATCTGAGGCGAACACGGCAACAGGGAGAATGCGCCAAAATCTAACAGACCCCAACTTTTTGATCGATGCCTTTACTGGAGTGGATTCAAGGAGGTTTGGGAAAGATTACAATGAAAGTTTGTTAGATACCACAGGTCAAACATTCGGAGAAAGATTGGGTGAGTCTGCTGATTGGTGGAAAAAGAAACTTAATATTTGGGACTAATATGCCAATACAAAAATGCAAACTAAAAGGTGGTAAGTCAGGATGGAAATGGGGTAAATCCGGCAAGTGTTATTCCAAAAGAAGTGATGCATTAAAACAAATGAAAGCAATCAAAGCCAGCCAAAAACGGGGTTGAAGTATCTGAATAAAGATATAGAGATGGCACATAGCAGATCAGAATTAGAACAAGCGGTAGAGATAGCTAGGGAGATCAGGCAGAGGGAACGGTTTAATAAGATCGACTTCTACGATCCCTATCCCTACCAGCAGAACTTCCACGAAACTGGTGCGGATTGCAATCAACGTCTGCTAATGGCTGCTAACCGTATAGGCAAGTCCTATTGTGGTGCCGCAGAGGTTGCATACCACCTTACTGGGCTATATCCCAAGTGGTGGAAAGGCCGTAGGTATACTCAGCCCATTACTGCGTGGTGT